ACAATTAGTTCGTAGGAGGAATTATGACGGCAATAATAAATGGAATCCAATACATTGGAGGTCAAACAGCTCCAAATGAATTTATAAATAATCAAGCAGAAACTATCGATGGTGACCAAACTATTGAGAGCGCTGTTCTCGCAGGTCCAGTCACCTTCCCAGGGACTGTAACAGTAACAGGAACATTAGTAATAGTTTAATGAGTGAAGTAAAAGTAAATAAAATTAGTCCACGATCAGGAACAGGTTTACAATTAGGAGATAGTGGAGATACTATAACTATTCCTAGTGGCGCAACCATTACTAACAATGGTACACAAACAGGATTTGGTAGAACAGGAACTGTAGATTGGGTAACGACTCCCAAAACTTCTACATTTACAGCAGTAAGTGGAGAAGGATATTTTATAAATCAATCAAGTCAAATTACAGCAAACTTGCCTGCTGGATCAGCTGGAGCTATTGTATCTTTTTCTGATTACGCTAGAAATTTTGCAACATACAATTTTACAATATCACCAAATGGTTCAGAAAAAATCGGTGGAATTGCAGGTAATGCAACGTTAGGTGTTGATGGTCAAGCAGCAACTTTTGTATATGTAGATTCTACAAAAGGTTGGGTTAATATTCAAAATGCAGAAGATACAGAAACAGGCGCAATTCCTTATTCAGCAGACTTTTTAGTTATAGCTGGAGGAGGATCTGGTGGTACTGCTAGTGGTGCTGGAAACTCTGAAGGTGGTGGTGGAGGTGGAGCTGGTGGCTATAGAACATCAACTCAATCTATAACTCCTGGAAATACTGTTACAGTTACAGTTGGAGATGGAGGAGCAGCAATTTCTCCTAGTAATACTCAAGGTAATTCAGGGACTGATTCTTCAATATCTGGAACAGGTTATACCACAATTACATCTGCTGGTGGTGGAGGTGGTGGAAAATCAACAACAGCTGGATCAGCAGGAGGTTCAGGAGGTGGCGGCGGTGCCGGTCCTTCACCGTTTGCTGCTGGTGGAGCTGGTGATACTCCTAGTACAACTCCTGCTCAAGGAAATAATGGTGGAGCAGGATCAGACAATTCAAGAGCTGGAGCTGGAGGTGGTGCTGGCGGTGCCGGTAATGCTGGTTCTCCTAGTAATCCTGGAAATGGTGGAGCAGGAGCAGCTTCAAGTATAACAGGAAGTTCAGTTACACGAGCTGGAGGTGGAGGTGGTGGAAATTATGACACTACTATAGCATCAAGTGGTGGTTCAGGCGGTGGAGGTGCTGGTGGAGGAGCCGCTCCTTCTGCAACTCCTGGAGTTGCTGGAACAACTAATACTGGTAGTGGTGGTGGAGGCACTAGTAATAATAATGCTTCAGGAGCTGGTGGAAAAGGAGTTGTTATCATAAGTGTGCCAACTGCTAGTTATTCTAGTACTACAACAGGATCACCAACAGTGACAACATCAGGGTCAAATACAATAATGCAATTTAATAGTTCAGGGAGTTACACAGCATAATGGCTAGTTTCGCAAAAATAGGTTTAAATAATAAAGTTATGGAAGTTGTTTCAGTATCTAATGAAACTTTAAAAGATGCTAAAAATATAGAAAGAGAAGAATTAGGAGTTGAATTATTAAAAGAATTAACTCATTGGCCAATTTGGAAACAAACTTCTTATAATACTTTAGCAGGACAACATTTGTTAGGTGGAACACCTTTTAGAAAAAACCACGCTGCTATTGGATATGTTTATGATGAGGATAGAGACGCATTTATTCCTCCTAAACCTTACGCTTCTTGGGTTTTAAATGACAATACTTGTCAATGGGAAGCACCTGTAGTAAAACCAGAATTAACACAAGAACAAATAAATAATAATAATTATTATTCTTGGAATGAAGAAACACAACAATGGAATTTAAATGAGTAAAATAGAAGTAGATGCAGTAGAACCACAATCAGGCACAGCCTTAACTATAGGAGCTAGTGGAGACACTATTACTGTTCCTTCAGGTGCAACTCTTACTACAACAAATGCAACTGTTAATTTACCTGCCACAACGACAGTTACAACAGAATTAAAAACTAACAAAATTTCTCCAGCTTCAGGCACAGCTTTTACTTTAGGGGATTCAGGAGATACATTTACAATCCCAGCTGGTGCAACAATAACAAATTCTGGAACAGCTACAGGATTTGGTGGTGGAATTACAGAAGCTGATAATTGGAGATTAAATGCAAATTTATCAGGAGATCACGAACCAATAGCATCAGCAACTTTTGAGAGATGTGATAACACGGGATATTCAAAAATAGGAACTGGAATGTCCTATGATTCAAGTAGTGGATTATTTACCTTTGGTGCAACAGGATTGTATTATGTTGTGTGGAATTGGGGTGTTCAACTTGATAGTTCAGCAGATGGAAGTATGATAACTTATATTCAAGGAAATATTAGTGGAAGTGTAGTAAATTTAGCACAAGGAAAACTCTCTGGTGATACTTCAGACAATCAACACCAAATGCTTACTATTAGTGCTTTATATAATGTTACAAATGTATCAACTCACAAAATTCAAATAAATGTTAACAGTATGAATAATAATGATACTAGAGGAGATACAGGGTACACCATATCAGGTATCAGTTTTATAAGATTAGCGGATAGTCAATAATGATAGAAGAAAAAGATTATTTACAAATGGCATTAAAAACTTTCAATGGTGGTAATTGGTATAGTTGGAAAAAAGAAGATGACAATGGAAATAAAATTCCTAACTCTGATCGTATGCAATACAAATATATCAAAATAATTAAAGATGGTGCTACAATGCCAACAGAAGATGAAGTAAATACTAAAATACAAGAATTAAAAGATAAAGAGAATAATAGAGAAAATAAAAAAACATCTGGTAAACAAAAATTAAAAGACTTGGGATTAGACGATGACGAAATCCAAGCATTAATGGGAGTATAATGAGTAGTATTATAAAAGTAAATACAGTTCAGGATACAGACGGTAATAATATTATTAATGAAAATGCTAATACTATTACTATCGGAGCTTCTGGTGATACAATATCAATTCCTGCTGGTGCAACTTTAGCTAACAATGGAACAGCTACAGGTTTTGCTAGCATCGATTGGCAATCAACTATTGTAACAGGCGCTACACATACCGCGTCAGCTAATCAAGGTATATGGATTGATACTACATCTAATGCTTGTAATTTAACATTACCTGGTTCTCCTTCTGTTGGAGATCAATTAATTTTTTCAGATTTTAAAAGAACGTGGGGATCTAATGCAGTGACTTTAACTTTAAATGGTTCTAAATATCAAGGATTTACAAGTCCAGCTCCTGTTTATGACACAGAAGGAGAAACAGTTCATATCGTTTATTCAGGTAGCACACAAGGATGGATACCTATAAATGATGGTGCTGTTGCTAATGAAGTTCCACAAACTTATTCAATAGATTTTTTAGTAATAGCTGGCGGTGGTTCAGGTGGTGAGACTATCGGTGGCGGTGGTGGTGCAGGTGGATACAGAACATCTACTCAAACCGTTACTCCAGGTGGTGGTGCGATTACAGTTACAGTAGGAGATGGTGGTGCAGGAGTATCAAGTGGAAATGGAAATAATGGTGCTAATTCATCTATATCAGGTGGAGGAATTACAACAATAACATCTGCTGGAGGAGGCCACGGAGGTATCGCTGGTTCTCCTGGAACTACATCCGATGGAGGATCCGGAGGAGGAGCAAGTTATAATGGAGGTGGTGTAGGTGGAGGTAACGTTCCTGCAACAGTTCCAAGTCAAGGTAATGATGGTGGCACAGGTAATGCACCTGATACGGCAGGTGGTGGAGGTGGTGCTGGTGCAGTTGGTGGAAATGGATCACCTTCTGTAGGAGGTGCTGGTGGTAATGGTACATCATCGTCTATTACAGGTTCAGCAGTTACAAGAGGTGGTGGTGGAGGTGGTGGTGTTAGATCAGGTTCTCCTACACAAGGACCAGGAGGCACCGGCGGTGGTGGCAATGGACGTGGTGCAGGCGGTGGATTACCCGCAACGTCAGGGTCAGCCAATACTGGTGGTGGCGGTGGAGGCGCTGGATATGGTCCTAGTTCTTCTGGAACTTCAGGTTCGGGTGGAAAAGGTGTAGTAATTTTAAGTGTACCTACTTCAGATTATTCAGGGACAACATCAGGATCACCAACAGTTACAACAAGTGGAAGTAATACAATAATGGAATTTACATCAACAGGGAGCTACACAACATAATGGCTAGTTTTGCAAAATTAGGAGCGAATGGAGAAGTTTTAGATGTTTTATCTGTCCACAATTCAGTAATTACAGATTCTAATGGAACTGAAAAAGAAAAATTAGGAGTTGATTTTTTAACAGAATTATACAATTGGCCAGTTTGGAAACAAACTTCTTATAATACTAAAGGTGGAAAACATTATACTCCTGATGAAAATGGAGTACCAATAGAATCAGAAGATCAATCAAAAGCATTTAGAAAAAATCACGCTGCTATTGGTGGAAGGTATGACAGTGATCGAGATGCTTTTTTTGAAAAAAAACCTTATTCTTCTTGGATATTAAACGAAGAAACTTGTATATGGGAAGCGCCTGTTGCAAGACCAACTGAAGAAAATATGTATACTTGGAATGAAACAACAAGACAATGGGACGTTGACAATTCTTAATAATTAAAGTAGTTTCATTGGTGGTATGTTAGAGAAAGATACAACACACAACATTATAAATAATTTTATAGATCCTGTATTGTTTTCTAGTATTAGAGACACACTAACAGGAGATACTTTTTATTGGTTTTACAATGATTTTGTAAATTACAGACCTTGTGAAGGATATAAATTTACAAATGAAATTATAAAAAATTCTACTTTAAAAAATCCTATATTTATTAATTATTTAAATATGGTCAAACCTGTATTAGAAAAAATACCACACAAAAAAATATACTCTGTTACATTTAACCTGTTTATAAAAACACCAACACCACAAAAGTATACAATTAATAATCATAAAAAAGATGCAAAAATAGGAATTTTATTTGCTAACACTTGTGATGGCAAAATTGAAATAGATAATAATTTTATAGAAGCTAAAGAAAATAAATTGGTTACTTTTGATTCTAACGCTGAATATAAAATTATAACATCAGTAAAAAATAAAATATTTACTTATGTAGTTATTAATTATGAATAATTTAAAAGACTACATACTTCACTTAAACAATTGGATTCCTAAAAACATTTGTAATAAATCTATAGAGGAATTATCTAATGATAATACTTGGGAAAGACATACATTTACAGATAGCACAACATTTGAAGCAGAATCAATAAATGGAGATAAAGAGCTTGATGTGTGCAATGGATATGACTTAACTTATTACAAAGAACTTCATAACTTAACTTGGAAAGCATTAGAGAAATATATTGTTATAGATAAAGTTGGAGGAGAGACTTTTAAAGGTTGGGCAGGTTTTAGTCAAATAAGATTTAATAGATATACAAAAAATAAAATTATGTCTAAACACATAGATCATATTCAATCTATATTTACAGGAGAAAAAAGAGGCATACCAATGTTAAGCATTGTGTGTGTTTTAAATGAAGACTATGAGGGTGGAGAATTTATAATGTTTGATGATTACGAAATTAAATTTAAAACTGGAGATTTAATTATATTTCCATCTATATTTTTATATCCACATTTAGTCAAACCAATAAAAAAAGGAGTAAGATATTCTTTTGTGTCTTGGTGTCATTAATGAAAGAACCTATAATTCATAATATTTTTCCAACACCTATCTATACTACAAAAATAGATAGAGGATTTACTAAACAAGAATTACAATTTGTAGATGAACAAAAAAAACATTGCAAAAATAATCAAGGTAATATTAATACAGAAGATAATTATATATTAAATAGAAAAGAATTTAAAAACATAAAAAAATTTTTAGATAAACATTGCAAAAATTATTTAGACAAAATCATTTGTCCTAAAAATAATTTAGAACTTTATATAACTCAATCTTGGTTAAATTATACAGAAACAAATCAATATCACCATAAACACGAACACCCTAATTCAGTAGTATCTGGCGTGTTGTATTTTAATTCAGATATTAAAAATGATAAAATACTTTTTTCACATCCCATACCTTATAGACAAATATCTCCTGAAATAGATAATTCAAAATTTAATTTATGGAATTCTCACACTTGGTTTTTTCCTGTAGAAACAGGTAATTTATTTATGTTTCCATCATCAACCACTCATCAGGTAGAAACAAAAAAAGGAAATAACACTAGAATAAGTCTAGCTTTTAATACTTTTTACAAAGGATCTGTAGGATCAAATTTAGGATTAACAGAGTTGATACTATAGAAATATAGTATATAATCTTTAGATGGGGGCAGTACACCACCACATACCTACTGTCCCCTTTTAAGGATTATTTATGAGTTTAGGATTTGACGCAATATCAGCATTACC